GCAATAGGTTTTTTCAAGTATAATGAAAAATAAGTTATCATTTCATAATTGTTGCATGATGATCATCGTTAACATCATGTTTGCTTCTCAGTAATTCTATTTCTGAATAATCACAAGTCTCATGTTGGATGCCGAAAACTGTAACTTAACAGAACTGGAACCGGAGTTGCCCGAACCAGGCGAGCCGGAAGGCAATTTACTGGATCAAGTTATGGAGCCGTTTAACCCGGCTGAAATTAACATTGTCGTTGAACCAAAATCATTGGATACGCTGATTGAGCGTATAACACATCAAGAAATCGACATGAATACCGATTTTCAGCGACATGCCGATCTTTGGGATAATCAGAAAATGAGTCGATTGATTGAATCCGTTTTAATCAGATTCCCGTTACCAGCTTTCTACTTTGATGCGACAAATAATGAGAACTGGTTGATTGTTGATGGTTTACAACGTTTATCAGCCATTCGTAAATTTGCGGTCGAAAAGAAACTGCGTTTAAGTGGATTGGAGTTTTTAACTGATTTAAACGGTCAAACTTATGATCAATTACATAGGACGTACCAACGCCGTATTAAAGAATGTCCAATTACGGTGTATTTAATCAAACCGGGTACACCTGACAACGTCAAATACAGTATTTTTCGGCGCATCAATACCGGAGGACTTACCCTAAATAATCAGGAAATCCGTAATGCGCTTGCTAAACCCGACGACAGGCGTTTTCTAGAAAAGCTTGCCTCCCATTGCTTGATGAAAACTATGCTGGGCGATTTATCCAAACGTATGAATGATCAAGAGCTGGTATTGAGGTTCTGGGCTTTTTATCGTTTCGATTACCTAGACAAAACAAATAAAAAAGAAATGGCTTTATTTCTCGATAAAGCAATGAATGAGCTAAGAACAGGTGACGCTAGTTACCGAAAAGAATTTGAGCACATCTTCGAACTTGCAATTCAACGCTGCCATATCTTATTGGGTGAAAAAGGTTTTGAAAAAGGTCTTGTAAAGGTTAATGGCAAACAAGCCAAGAACTCAACACTTTTTGAGGTATGGATGGTTAGTTTTGCCCGGCTAACAACGTATGAAGCTCATATCTTGGAAAACAACATTACTGAGTTTAGAAAAAAAGTTTCAGAATTAATCAACGACAGCGATTTTTTTAAAGCTATCTCGTACTCAACCCAGAAAAAAGAACATGTATCTATACGTTATAATAAAGTTAGACATCTTATAGATCATTTTGTATTTGGTGATATATGATTGAATTTATCGGCATAAAGCGCTTTAAAACCTTGCTGGAGGCTAGCTTTCCATTAAGTACGCTTAATATTTTTTCTGGTCTTAATGGTATGGGTAAATCGTCAGTTATCCAAACTTTGTTATTACTGAGACAATCTCAGGAACGTATGCTTTTGATTAGGAAGGGCTTGTTACTAAACGGTGATTATGTAGAACTGGGTACCGGGCAAGACGCAATGTCCATATACAGCACAGATGAAAATATAGAAATACTCATAAAATGGCAAGAAGCGGAACAAGCTGAACATTTTAAATTCGATTATCAACCTGATTCGGATTTGCTGCCATTATCTGATCTACAATCATTCGAAACAGATGATTTCGAAACTAAAGTAGCTCAAATCTTACCACGAAGTCTATTATTCGCGTCCTTAAGTTTATTTAATCGAAATTTCCATTATCTCAGTGCCGAACGATTAGGGCCGAAAAGCCATCACGCCCATTCAGACTTTCATATCAGAGACTTAAATGCTCTTGGTAATCATGGCGAATACACTGTGCATTTTATAGCGGCTCATGGCTCTCAGGAGCTAAGCTTAGCTACACTAAAACATGAAAAGGCTTTATCAAATACGCTATTAGAAAACATTGAGGCTTGGATGTCGGAAATCACTCCCGGATTACGAATTAAGGCTACCGCCATGCCGGAATATAATACAGCAACATTAAGTTACGCTTTTGTACAGGGTAGTGATGTTACTGCTTATTTTAAACCGCAAAATGTAGGCTTTGGCTTAAGCTATGTTTTACCGGTTGTAACTTGTATTTTAAGTGCTAAACCCGGTGACCTACTAATCATTGAAAACCCAGAATCGCATCTGCATCCCGCTGGGCAAGCCGTAATAGGGCGCTTGTGCGCTTTAGCAGCTGCATCAGACACTGTGCAGATTATTGTAGAATCCCATTCTGACCATTTTTTAAATGGGATCAGAGTAGCGGTAAAGGAAAGTTTAATTAGTAAAAATTTGGTCAAGCTGTTCTTCCTGCAAAGAAGCGCAACCGGATTTAATCATGAGTCAGAAGTACTTTCTCCTAACATTGATGATCAAGGCCGGATAGACCAATGGCCTGATGGTTTTTTTGATGAATGGGATAAACAATTGGATATATTACTTTGAAGGATATTTTGTTAACGATTAGCTCTAGTCATTGATTGATAGCGTATCGGTTCAAAAATATTCACTTATTTAATTAGATCATTATGTCGCTGGCCCTGATATTTAATCACCACTCTTTGCCGTTTGTTAATGCACCAGATGCCAATGTCGGAATTGCCAAATTTATTAATACCTTTCATGAATGTCAGCGGTTTGGTTATGGTTTGCTTTGGGTTGATGAAAACCGAATAAATCAGGTGTTTGATATTGAATTATCGGCAAACTATTTTATTCGCGACTGGTTTTCATGGGCAAAAAGTCAAGGTCAGTATATTGATTTAACACGAAAATTAAGAAGCATACAAACTCTTAAGCCATTATTCACACCAACTGCCTATCAACAAACTGATAACCAGTTAGAGGTAGGGTTTGCTGATCAAAATCAAGGCTCTTCTGTACTGTTGGCTACTTATCATTACCAGACCTTTTTAATCAGCTTTGCCAGTGATTCAGTATGGACCGCCGCTTGGCTGAATGTTTGGGTGTTGGATCTGGATAGTGATGAGCAGCAAACCCGATTACCTAATTTATCTGACGATATTAGTCTGATCGAGCATCAGGCAAGTCTAAAACAAATTCGAAATACCAGATTGGCTGATGGTAGATCCATTTGGGATAGCAGAAAGCAATTCTTCCCTTATTTGGTCTTTCTTGATAATCCAATTGGGTGTCAACTTAAAACTTGGTCGCATCGCCAAGATGTTTTAGACAAAGCAAGAGATTCCCTGGTGGCAATGAATAACTTTGTTGAAAAATGGCGAAATAATGTTTATCTGGATTATAGACATCAGTTTCTTTCAGCATGCGACTTGGCAGCTGAAGTCAGCGGTGAATCGACTTCCGTCAATAACGATAGCAAAAAGAAGGCGGAAAGAGAGTTCTTTTTGCCAATGGGTAGAAAAGTTTATTGCGAAAATCATGTAAAATTACCAGATGGTTTTCGTATGCACTTTTATCCAGATTCAGCTACTAAAACTATTTATGTCGTCTACTTAGGGACGCATTTGACCTTATAAACCAAGTAGTTTCTGACAAATACAGCGCTGCCAACAACTCATAAAAAACATCAATCTATGCGTTTTTACCAGAAATTTGCAATGGGTCGATTTGGCACAATCAATTCCCGCGGTAGAAACCTTAAGGCGTAATACACTATCACCATCTCAACCTCTGCTTTACTCCATCATCTTACCCATTGACAGAAAACAACCAGCAAGCTTATCAGCTCCTGCGCTGGCAAAATCCAGTGCCGGGATTGGCGTCCTGAATATCTGCGGCATAGCCGCATTCTTGCGGTTTTTTTGTGTCTAGCGTTCAGCTACCTATTATGACGGGCTGGCCGGACGCAGGTACCGGTACGCCAACTTCGTTCAGTCCGTCACCCAATGATTGGCGTCATTGGTGGCGGGTTTATAACCTGTTAGGAGATACCTGCATGAACAATTCATTAAAAACTCTCGCCAACCCCTTTCAATTTGCCGACCTCGACGTTCGCACCGCTATCGATGAGCATAACGAGGTGTGGTTTTGCGCCAAAGATGTCTGCGATATTTTAGACATTACCTGGAACGGCAGCACCCTCGGAAACATGCCGGAAAAGTGCAAACTTATGCTGAAACTCCGCACCAGCTTCGGCGAAAAGGACACCAATTTCATCAACGAAGCCGGGCTTTATCGGCTGATCTTTCGCTCTAACAAACCCAAAGCGGAACAGTTCGCAGACTGGGTCTATGAAGAAGTGCTGCTGGCGATCCGCAAGCACGGTTTTTTCGGCGCCCTCCCCGCCAAAGACTACATCGCCGTGGTTAAGCAAATTTCCCAGTTAACCGATCAGCTCACCGACACCAAAAACGCCTTTACCCATCAACTGCTGGTTAAGCCCTTGCGTAACCTGTGCAACATGGCCGGTCACCCGATGCCCGATATTAAGCTGATCAGCCAACAAATCGACCAGTTGGACCTATTCGCAGGTGCCGATCATGAATAGCGCACCCGAAGGCGGCCTAAACAACAAACTGCAATACGCCATTCATGCCCTGGACGGCATCAACCACGGCATCACCGCCGCCCTTGGAAACCCACAGCGCCATCACGCCGATGCAAATCTACTGCATGCTGAACCTAGTCAGCGGCGCGTTGACAGAAAGTTTGGCGGAATTAGGCGAAGAGCAGTAATTTTTTCTTGTGTCCTGGGGCGGAGTCAATCCGTCCCAGGGCACTCAAAATCAGTGCACTAAACTTCCCCACCTCTTCCCAGCCTAAAGACGAACCCTACATCTTTAAGTAAAAATTCAGGCAAATTTCAGCTTTAGCCGACATACACCGACTGTTTTTAGGGGTATAAGTAAATTGCATCTAACATAAAACTATAAAAACAAAAGCTGTAAGGGGATTCGCCTTTTGGCAATCTACCGCAACTTCGGCAGGCTGTCATCGGCGTTGTGCGTGTGTGGCGGTTTACTATGCGAAACTGCCTTACAGTTGCATGTGAATGTCGGGCATAAACAGCATGCCCAACGTGGCTTTACGTAAAGAAGTAAGAAATATCACTTTAATGACTTTCACAAGGAGATTTCAATGTCAAGTCCAATTACCGATGAAATAGCAGCAAAAGATGCAATTTATGCAATGCTGGCCTGTAACTGTTATCACGAAAAAAGCAAAACACATTTTCCTGTCGAGAAGCTTGATTGGATTTTAGTTGATCGAGATGGTCATCCGACTGATGAACCATCGAAACAAGGATGGTTTACGGGCTTTGCTTATGATATCTATGAGAATTCAAAGTCCAATAAATCCGTCATTGCGTTTAGAGGCACAGACAGTAAACAAGACTGGATAACGTCCAATTTTGCGATTCCATTTTCGATACCTTATAAGTCAGCAATTAAAGCAGTTAGGCAATATGTAGAAAAAAACGGCTCAAGAGATTTAGTTGTTATAGGGCATTCTTTGGGCGGCGGATTAGCACTTAGTGCCTCAGTTCATCAAGGCGTCCCTGCTATTACCTTTGATCCATCCCCTAGAATATTCGATGGGTTAGGTGATCATCACGAGCCTGCACTTAGAGTAATTATTTATCAAAAAGCAGAAATATTAGAAAAATTAAGAGAAAAATGGGATACAAAAGCATATGACGTCGTAAAAAGTGAAGATGTGTATGAATGCAATTATAATTTTGGCGAAAATAATGATCATCGTATTGATATTTTGGCTGAAAACCTGGCAAAACAGGGCGTTAGATCAAACCCAAAACTACAACCTATTCTTGATGCTTTGCCAGCCAAACCCATCCCTTAAATGGGACGCGCTAAAGCTGTAAGACAATGGGATGGACTCGCCTTTAGGCAATCCTCCGCAACTTCGGCAGGCTGTCATCGGCGTTCTGCGTGTGTGGCGGTTTGCTATCGCGAAACCGCTTTACAGCTTTTTAAGTTTTCTAATCGATTTACAGGTGAGTTTATTGAAAAATAAACCTCTTTAAGTGTCTACTTTACGTTAACGATTTATAAGGGGGAAGGATGAGTACAAAATCACTGGCACGACAGATCGCGATAGTTTTGCTCGGAATCGTGGTGCCCTCAGCTGTATTAATTCAGGCTTACCTCAGCATTGCATCACTTTCTAGTAACGTTAGTTACACACATACCACCAACGACCTAGCTAATACATTTATTAACGCCAAAAAATCCATCTCTGACGGTAACGATTATTCATTGTTTTCATTAAAGCTGTAAGGTGGATTCGCCTTTAGGCAATCCACCACACTGCGACAGACTATAATCGGCGTTTTGCGTGTGTGGCGGTTTGCTATACGAAACCGCCCTACGAACTAAGTGCGTAGGTTAATGGGCTGACGTAGAAATCCCAACGGATTGGAGCCGATAAGTGTTGGGCTACGTTTAGTTTAAATCTGTGGGCTAGGATAAGTTTTTCCTGATAAATAGATAGCTATGCATAGATTATTGCTGGTGCCTGACAGGGTTAAACAAGTTTAATAACTTATTATTTTTTAATGATCAGTGAGGAAAAGCTATGTCTCCAGAAGATGTTAACCAAGTTCTTGGTCTGTTCAAAGATTTCATCCTTCGCTATGGAATAACGCTGGCGGGGATAGGAACGTTTTCAATGGCGCTGCTAGAGGCATTTAAGTCCCTATTCAGTTGGCGCGACCGCTGGCATAGATGGAAACTCTGTGAGTGGGTGAATAGTGTAGAGTGTCCTCCGTGGGCTATTGGGGAAACTGGAGATGAGTTATTGGCAACCAAATCTGCATTTCATTACAGAGTTTATACCCAGTTGATTCTGCTCACAACAGGACAAAATGTGGACGCTGAGGAGATGGACAGGGGATTTGAAGTCATTCCCTGGGATATTTCACAGAGCAACGCGTTGTTCGCCCTAGAGTTGGAAAAATTGATGGGGCAAGTGCAGGATGCGGCTGATATGGCGCTAGGTCATCCCCATAAATATAAAGAATTGTATTTGTTCCTGACTGCGGATGGGGATGTCGATGACATTAAATACTGGGGTAAGTGGGCGCAATTACCTCCCGTATCAACCGATGAAGATCCAGTGGTAGCCAAGCATCAAGCTGATACTTATTCAAGCATTCGTCAGTTCATCCGGCGCAGGCTTGATGCATTCCAACTTACCACAAGCTACCGGTGGCAGACGATCAATCAAATTGCTTCGGTAGTTCTGGGGTCGGTTCTGCTTTTTGCATCGCTCGTTTTTCTCGACAAAAATAATAATACTGATACCAACTGGTTCGTTTTAATTACTATTTCGCTGATGGGTGGAATCATAGCGCCCATCTCCAAGGACTTGGTAGTGGCTCTACAAAGGATGCGCAACGGTGGCTAGGTTCTGTCACATGCCACGTGGCTATGGACAGGACAGCCAAAGCCAAATACCTGGGCTCGTCCTTTCACTTCGTGAACAACTGGAAGGTGGAAATTTACGGAAAGACGTCAATCAGAATCCATTACCCGACAAATATGCACGAATCGAAGCTGTTGTGCTTGTTCACGGCTTTAACAACCATTCTGGCGAGGCAGCGGAGGCATACCTTGGTTTCCGCTCACGTCAATACACACTTGCCTCGCAATCGCCGCCCGCCTTAGAAAAAGAGCTCACTGATGTTTTCTGGCCAGGCGATGCGTCAGGATGGGGTCTGTTCGATCTGGCAGATGCAGCAGTTTATCCGGCAGCTGTCGGGGCAGCGAAGGCTGCGGCACTCCGTTTGGCCAAACATCTCCGCTCGATGCCAAATTTGCGCAAAGTTCATTTTATAGGCCATTCACTCGGATGCCGGTTAATTCTGGAGACGATTGACGATCTCAGGCTGAATGGAGGGCCAACGGTAGACAAGGTTTGCCTGATGGCGGCAGCCGTTCCTGTGTTTAAGATCCAATCAATCGGCTCTCTAGCCAAGGCAATGGAACATGCCAAAAATGTGCGGATTTTATATTCTGAAAACGATTGGGTTCTTAAATATACCTTTCCCGGAGGGCAAACTCTTGCTTCAGGAGATGAGGGGCGTTTCCCCACCGCCCTGGGTTTAACACGTCTCGCTTATATTACTGGTCGGACCGAACAGGTTAATATCTATGGTGCTGGTCATAGCGATTATTGGGGGCATCCAGATTCGAAGGAAGATAAGCAAGATAAAAGGAACGCAAAGAAACAAGCGGCAGCCAGCATTGCCAGTTTTTTTAACTTTGGGCGATCGTCAAGATCTTTCGCCGCTCGAGCACCAAGTGCTGCTCCGCGCACAATCACTGCTGAGCCACGTATGTCAGATAATTCCCGAAATATTAGGTGAAGCCAAGCGACTTATGCTCGTAAGCAGTTTAGTGTTTTCCTGTTTCGTGGCAGACGCGGGCGGTTGAGATCAATCGGTATTGATTTACCAAAATATGCCCCATCACCAAACTATTAGATACAAAGTTACAAAAAACCGAAGACACAATTTTATTCTCAACTTAATAGGGGATTAGTTATGAATAAGTACTCTACGCAATGCGGCAAACTAAATAAACAAATTGCGGCAGCGTTCTGTTTTGTGGTTTTGTCCTCGTTTACAGGATGTGGAACACCTAAAAAAAACTCGGTTGAGGCTCTACCCGCAACACAATCCACAATTCCCATGCCCACCATTGGCATGCCCAAGCAATCCATAAACGATTTCGGGTTGCCGGCTAAAATGGCCCTATTCGCTTACGGAGAAAAATTCAAGAGCATTTCGGATTCACTCCCGAAGAATAGTAATGGCCTCTTGGTAGAGCTTTTCGAAAAATACAAAGAAGCTCGTTGCTCCAATCAAGCATGCTCGGAAGAAGAGATTCAGAACAAAGTTGCATGTTTGTTTCAAGGCAGACAGTCTACAAAGAATTTTCCGAGTGACAATGAACTCAGAAGCCAGCTAATCCGACTTGCTATAAACAAAACTGCCGACGAAATAGGTCCCCTCACCCTGAAGGAGCAGGAAGAAGCCGTCAGGTTGCTGGAATCCGGGGAGTTTTATCAGGACATAGCCGGATCTCTGGCCGCTGTATATCGCGTAGTTCCAGAAGTACCTCTCAAGCTCATTCAAGGGCTTCCGCAAACCGTCGTCGAATCACCGGAATATCTTAACGCTCTCGCCAAGGACATCCTGGATGTAAGCAATAACAAAAGGGTGGTCGATAGTTTCTTGGGTAAACTAAAATTATGGGACTCCTCCGGCAAAAAACTGCCTAAGTCTCGCCCGAAAATTCTGAGCAATACGTTGGCACAGGTTTATAAAAATCCTGGCACAAATGGCATAGCCGGTGTCATAACTGCTTTGATAGCGCCTGAAAACAAGTCGCTTAGATTGGCTATCATTGTTTATGCGCGTGTCAATGGCATTAAGATTTCAAACGAAGATCTCGATGCTTTGATAGCTGGTCCGCTGAAAACAACGAATCCCGATTTGGAACCTTTGCTGGAGCAAGCCATCGCGTCGATGGAAAAACAGTATGGCATTGACGAGGCAAAGCAGAGGTTGAGTTCGATGAGCCTTAAAGACAATTCCAAATGCGAAAATAACCAAGTCCAGTAGTATGACCAGTTTTACCTGCCCCTCCTCTATCCTTCCGCTACGAGAAAGAGGATGGCTTCGGCTTTTTGCATAAGCCTATGATTCTAACTTAGGAGATAAATTCTATGCGAATATTATGTCGTGATAGTGTCCGAGATTCCAGTCACGGAGCTGCAGTTTCAGAGTTTAATTACAAAATATGGCGCCGAAGATTCAGAGCTTTGCTACTTGCTTTCACGTCAAGCCTGATTCTCGGTGGATGCACTCATGGCCTGGCCCATCAACAGGCTCCCAAAGATTACAAGCTCGACAAGATTTCCTCAGAGTCCGTTACTACAGCCAATGGGGACATTGAGCATGACGTTTACTTCTTTCCCGGCCCTTCGAAACAGGCTCCGCCAATATTACTTTTGCACGAGTTACCGGGATTATCACCCAATACTTTGTATTTCGCTGAAACCTTGTCCAAGGACTTCAATGTTTACGTTCCCCTTTTATTTGGCTCCCCCAATCAGGAAAATACATTTTTTGGTACTTTGGCTTATCTGTTCAATGGCCAATGGTCCGAGCAAGCGAGCCTGATGGGTAGCCTTCCCATTACCGAGTGGGCTTCGGCGGCGATCGACCGGATAAAAGACCATCATCCAGGACAATCTATCGGCGTTATCGGAATGTGTCTAACCGGCGCTATGCCTTTGTCCTTACTCGATCATAAGGAGGTCAAAGCAGTTGTGCTAGCCCAACCCACCTTGCCGATTTTCGGAAAGGAAGATGATCTTGGCATATCGGCAAAAGAGTGGGAGATCGCGAAACACCGGGCCGATGCCGGCGATATCCATGTTTATGGCGTGCGATTCAGGTATGACACCATCGCGAAACGTGCGAAGCATAGCCGATTGAAAAGGGAACTCGGGGAAAAGACTTTCCTGGACCGGGAGATTACGTCCCAGGAATATTGCAATAAAGATGCGGACGGGAATTATACCGATTGCCCTAAATCACACTCGACTCTGACCTATGGGTGGTCACCAGACTTCCCGGACAATCATCCCATGAATGTGCGCCGTTTCGAAGTACGGGATTTTTTTTAAAACTTGGTTGATCCAGGCCGAAGATGTAAAAGGCAAATAGCTGGATGAAGCCCGTAGGATGTTCTGAAAAAAGTGATGCGTTTCGTACCTTAGCAAGTAGCCTGTATGAAGCGTAGCTCGTAGGTCGGGCAACATCTTTTCGTTGCCCAACATTTGATAAATATGAATGTCGGGCATAAACAGCATACCCGACCTACGTAACTACGTAACTACGTAACTACTTGGATGATTTTAGGTATGGTTGCCAATTACCTATGGGATTCGTTTCGTGCTGGCAAGTCCTTCGTGGACATAAAGCTTCCAGAACTACTAATTCCATTGTTGGTTTCACCGATAATTTTTATGGGATCTACTCATTGTGGCCGGACAAGAAAATCTCATTTGCCTTAAACCTTGTGGCATTCCAAAACGGGTTTTTCTGGCAGATTGTTTTTAGTAAAGCTGGGCCTATAAACAATACAAAAGTCTAACATTAACTCAATCAGAGTTCAGCCATAAGGCAGTGTTTGTTTTTCAGCTTCCCGGTGCCGCCTCTGGTTAGCTCTATGTTGGTTAGTTAGTTCATTAAAGAGGTGCATGTGAGTAGGGAGGGGGGAGAAACAGGACAAAGTACAATGGGGAAAAATGGCCTGAAAGCCCCGTAAATACTGAGAAACATGGAAAAATAAAAAATTCTTGAATTCCGGATGAATTGAGGTAAAAACGAGGAAAATTCGGGAGGAAAATAGGATAAATTAGCTCAGGAGTTAGGGTGTTTATCCCTATTTAAATGCCGTTTATTCAATCATCGAACGCGCTTTAAAACGCGTACCAAATGATCAGCAGTTACATCAGCAACCAGTTTTTGATCAGATGCAGGAAAACCAACTAGAGGTCTTTTCGGCAGTCCCGGATGATTAACCCGCTTACTAACGATACCTGCAAATGCCAATACTGCTTTATGTTTTGGCACGATAGTGTATGGGTCGGTTCCAAAATGGTGCCAGACAGCTTTTTTAGCTTCAAATGTGCCATCAAAACCCAGTCGTAATGAATCACCATGAACTTGATAATGGAATGCTTGTAGCATTGCTCCAGAATCATTGAGAACTCCACTGCGACTAGACCTGATTTTGTGAGCGGTTGCAATGCTCATTGACTTTGATTTGCGGAATGACTCGTCCTGTTTTTTCCACACAGCACTGCCTAGGGTTAATGGCGATAACGGTTTCCATGGCGTTCCATCTGGTGCCAGTCCCTTGTCATGACGTTCCCGATTTACCCGCAGTAACGACTCACCCATACTTCCCAGCATCTCCTGCGGCGTAGCGATTTCTCGCCGGACTGCTTCCATCACGCGCTTAAGATGATCCGCTTTAAATTCAATCTCAAATTGCATAATCGTTTACCGCCTATATAATAAAGATATGGTGAAGAAGCTGCGGTTCTGCATAACCCTCAAATCTGAACCATTGACCCGGTTTATGCAGGAACCGGGTTTTACTTCTTATAGACCAGCCTACCATTACGCTGCTTATCAAAGTATTCCTGGCGCAATGCCTCGGATGGTTGATTTGTCATGAATGCTGTCGACCCCGTCCACCCTGTTCTACCCCATTCAAATACCGATACACCATATTCCGAAAAACCATCAAGCTCAAAAGCCCGCAGATAGCGACGCTTTAAACGCCACCGACCATTATCTTGATGGTCTTTTACCCATACCCACCAAATCTCATCAGGCTCAATCAGCGTCATGGCCAGTAGATTGATGTATTTAAGTCTTTCAGCCTTTTTAGCACTAGACAGCCACTTAAAATCTCCCTTTCCATCTTGAAATAGCGCCTTAGTTACTGCCAACGTACTTCCCGCTGCATCGGTAAATGCTCCGCCTTGTTCCATAGTTGCTCCGAAGACTTCCAAAAAGTCTTGCACAGCCACTTCCGGCGCCGTATCGGCGGGCAACAGGATATGAGCTGGTACTTTAGTGGGCTTGGGCGGTAGTGGCGGGTTAAAACCCGTTGGCCACGGCTCGCCACGTTGTTTTAGCACCGCATCGTAACCCTGCAAAGGCGGCACAGTATGGGGTTCAAGAAAAGCTTTGCCTGGATTATAGGCAAAGCCTGGGTCAATACCCTTAGGCACCCACACTGTGCGCGGATTACTGCCGTTTTTACCGATAACTTTCTCCTCCATTTCGATAGGAGGTGATTGATCGGGACCGGACAGGCCTTTTTTCTCCCATTTCTGTCTTGCCTCGAATTCAGAGAGAGAATGTACCCTGCATTTGCAGCCCCAACCGTTCTGTGGGTAATGACTATTCCACCACTCATCGTCCGCAGGTAAAATCAGACTATCCCACGCTTTATGTTCCAGGCGCGGATGCTCAATACTGGTGTGGTCATATTCCCAGTATGGCCGCAGATGTTTCACCGCCATCATCTGCTGGTAGCGCCCAGCGTTATAAGACTGAGTAATGTTGGTGTCGTAGATTATTCTACTGCGCCAGCCGGGAGAGCCATTGTAAGACCAGCCATGCTTGGCAGCGATATCCTGAAAGCTCTGTTTAAACTCCTCGTAGCCACCGCCAGCCCACTTGGCCTTGACTATGGCGTTATAGAAATCTTCTACCAGCGCATCATGAGTCGCACCCGCCACTACAAAAGCATGACTGTGCTGCTCTTGCCAGATATCAGTCCAACCCGACGTAGGCAGCTTGATCTTTTGCTTGAAAAAATCAATTGCCTTGGAAAACGGAAGCTGCGTGTCAGGATATTTAGAATCCGTCACTTAAGATATTCCATCCAATTGTCGGCCAGATCAAGGGCTTCGGCAAACGCGCAGTTACGTCTAATTTCCTCGACAAGCCTAAACACATCCATCGTAATCGGGCTACTAAAGCCAAAACCATCCATAAATACCGTGAGCGTACTCCCCTGGTTATTGTCTTGAAGCCATTCCTCATATTTTTTTGCAATATCGAGAAGGTGAATCCTATTTTTTCTTTCCCTAGCTCGCTTCTTTTGTTTCTCCCTATACTCCAAAATCAGATTGATTTCTTCTTGTGTCAAGTCAGTAGTTCTCATCGCTCCTCCCCGCCAAATTCGCCGCCGCCATCCCCAAAGCCACCGAGTCCGCCCAGGCGGAATTATTGACCGTCAGCGCCTCCATCCTGGCAATTGCCTCATCAAACGAACCGGCCTCAGCCATAAGCGCGGCAATCTGCTGAATAAGCGCTTCTTCATGCGATACGCACAGCGCCGCCAATTGCGCGCTATACACACTGGCGATATCGGTTTGACCGTTGTCTTTTGCAGCTGCCGCCAAGGCAGTTAACTTCACCAGTGCCGCATTAGCAGCTGGGGTCGTGTCAGTTTTACCGGAAGCAACCAACAGCTTACTGTTTTTCCCTGCACGTGGAATCTGCAAAGCCCGATGAGCAAAATCCACATCAATCTCCATGCCCATACTCGCGCCCTTTTCCAACAGATCAACCATAGCTTTCTGATCTACAGGCTCGGCAGTATCGTATTTAAAGGCAGGTATCCGGTTTTCAGGGAACATGCCATTGATAAGCACAATAGGCACGATCAACTGACTATTCATAGTCGGCTCAATCTGCCGCACATCGTGTAGCATAATTTCACGCCGCACCTTGTCATGGATCAAGCCCAGCGCATTAGTACTGGACTTGCCGTCGGCCTGGCTGGTCAGCGTACCACCTAGAATTGACACTGACTGTTTTCGTTCCCAGTATTCAGCGCCACTCAAAAAGTCTTTTACATTACCGCCCTTGGCCTCGATAAAATCAATAGTCATTGTTGATGGCACCACGCCCGCGCCATCGTTGCCGATATTGCGCACCGCCCGTAGTAACGCATCGCGCTCCGGCTTGCCGATTCCGGCTGGATACTTACCTATCCGCAACGGCAGGCCGTACATCTCCAAAAACCGCTGCATATCCCGAATGTTGTAAGCCTTGTAAGCATACGTCCACGCCAACACCCTGAACAGCGCGGCTTGTTCAATATATCCGGACTTGGCCCGATGCTCATGCACCACCCATCCCCATTGCCGCAACGGTTCAGGCATGCCGTTTTTCAACAGCATCAACTCACCGCTATCGCGATTGATTTGAAAATTCCGTTGCGGCTCCCAGTTTAGCGCCTTCGGAACCCATTCATTGCCGGTTTGCCAGTCGATTTCCAGAGCGGCTATCCCTTTGCCAATAGCGTCGGTAATATCGTACTGAGCATCTTCAAACTTGGGGATCTTGATCAGCATATCGGACAGCTCCTTAGTTCGATCGAGCTCCGACTGGTTAGCATCATCTAGCGGATGCAATTGCCAACCCAGACCGGTTACAGACCGCCGCCGCTTGCCCATCTCACCGAAAATGTGCGCATCTTGCTCCTCGATCAGTTCAAACAGAGCCGCCTGATTGGTAATATAGCCTTGGTCTGCCTGAGCAAACGCCGCTGCCAGTCGAGACGGGTCCAGCGTATTAACCGACGCGTAATTCAACGCCGTACTTTGCGTGGAACGCGCCCCCGCCTGCAATATATCCAGCCCTGGTTTAACGGGCTTTTTTGATTTTTTAGCCATTATTAAGAAACCCCTCATCTAAAAAGCCGCTCATCCAATCCAACGCCTCATCACTACCAACCACATAAGGGCAGTCTGCATCGGTCATACCCTGAAGCACCGCATCCTGGCCCTCAATAAACTCATCAGAGCTAATCATCATCCCAATCATCCTCATCCTGCCTTTGTCTACTGTACGAACGTCGTTGATTACGGTTGCCGACTGCCGATGTGTATTCCCATTCGCCGCCGAACTGGGTCGCAATATTGCGCAGCATCTCCAGTGCATCCGGGCCGTCGTCATGATCGGCTTCCGGCCAGAACTTCAACTGCTCAATCATGGTTTTTTGGTTGTGGTGCAGCCGGATCAGGGCATTATTGACGTGAGGCTGCAAACTGATGATACGTAGCGCCTTGTCACTGTCCGGCACCACCGGAACCCCAGGGAAAGCCACGCCACGCGCGGCAGATTGCTTTAAAATTTCAGTGAACAAAAAATACTGAAACTGCACCGTTTCAACTGCCCACGCAATACAACCGTATTCAATTTGAAAATCAATAGCCCGACTGATAATCAAATCAGGCACCCGGCGGCAAATATCCGCCTCGACCACGTCAAGCACCAATGTCTTCCTGTTAAATCCGCCGACCAAAATAGCCGAAGGATCGCCCTTGCTGGCCTTTTTTCCTAAACTGGGATCGATAGCGCCAAAAAATAGCCATTCATCCAGCCGGTTAACCCAAAACTGAATGTTTTTGAACGGCGCGTTGTCATCATTACCCGCCTCGTTTTGCTGTTCCTGGCTGAATGCATCGTGATCGGTGGCTCGCATACACATCAACCGATACAACGGTCGCACATCCAGCCAGCTGAGTTCAGCACCCTGATCCATCGCAGCTTTGTTTTCTTGATAAAACGCCAGCGCCTCATCTTCCGCCGCCGCCTTTTCGTCATCATCGCCACCCCGTGTATAGATGGCCTCCCACTGATCCCACAGCGCCATATTGTCCGGCCAGCGCATGATCGAGCGGAAAACCCGACGCCGCCAACCAGGGGCGCGACTGACCCGATTAATAGCCGCGTCGTAATGCAGACTGGTACCGACCCAAAACACATCCATACCGCCGCCCGGAGGAGCCAAGCCCAGCACCGCACTCAACACATACTTCTGGGTTTTATCGCGCTGCGCCTTTTGCTTAACCTGTTCATCGTTTTCCAGATCGTCCAGGAAGACCAGATCGGGCCGGTACGGGCCGTGCTTCATACCCCGGATTTTCTTGCCGGTACCGCCGATGCGAATCTTGGTATTGTTGGCCGTGATCGCCATAGTGGTCTGCCAAACACGCCCCTGGCCGCAAGCCTCAGGAAAGTCCTGCGCCAGGCGCGGATTGGTGTCCAGTTCCGCCTTGATAGACTCCAGCATCTCAGCGGCCTGTTCCTCGGTATTCATAATGATGCCGATCATATGCTTGCGACCGGTCACAATGCACCACAAGCTGCCCAGCTGAGTCTCATAGGTCGATTTAGCCTCGCCGCGCGGAGCCTGATGCACTTCGCGGCCATCAGTCGGGCCGTCGATCACTTCCGGCAAGCGCTTAAACAAGAACTGCTGAAACAGCGAAAAAAACGCCGTCGGCACATAGTGCGGGAAATAGGTTTGGCAAAAAAATTGATAATCATGCCATGCCCGTTCCCGCCGCTCCTTGCTGGCAGCTGGATCGGTAGCAAACGCCTCGCACTCCAGCTCAATCTGATTGCGGATTTCTTCGCCCAGCTTGGCCAGCTCGCGTTCGAACTCCTTCCATGAGCGTATTTCCTGAATGTCATCCATAACGCTTACCCAAAATTGCCCCAATATCCTCCAGGTGTGGCTGTAGTGCCCGCAATGCCGCCGGGTCATTCGCGCGTAAATAATCGGCAATCGTCTTTAACGTATCCAGAGAAACCGACAAACCGGAAAAAGCCGGATTAATCCGCGCAAACGCCTTGGCAAACTTAGCGTTAGCGTCAGACAGCTGAGCCATCAGCCCGACCTTACTTGCTGCTGGAATTTCCGCCACCTCCAGCTCGCGTAACGTAGTAATCATCTGCCGGGAAAAATCCTCAACCATCTGCTGGTTAAGCTCATCTATACCCGCATCACTGATGCGATAGGCGGCGCGCGCGGTATCCCAGTCGTCACCCTTGGCTTTAGCCTTGGTTTTCCAGTCCCGCGCGGTGTCGTAGCTGACGCCGCTACTTAAAGCGGCCCCATTAAGCGGCAGACCCTCAATATAAAGCCGCCGCAACTTATCTCGGACATCTTGAGAATGCGCCATTACAGCTTCTTCATTAGTTCAATCGCAGCAGTGACTAATGCTGCGGATGCGCCGCCGCCTATCGCGCTGAACTTGGCAATCTCCCTGATAATGCCCTTATCCTCTTTTTCCAAGTCAGATACCCGCGCCTCCATGCCATCAATGCGTTTGTTGATAGCCTCGCCCTGATCGGTGATCTGCCTAACCAGACTTTCCTCCATGCGATTCATACGATCATTACTGGCGCCATCCAGACGGCGAATGTCCTCTTTGATGTCGCCTATCCGCGCTGTCAGGCTTTGGTGCATCGTTTCGACGGAGCCGGTCAGCTGACCAATGCTGCGCATAATGTTGTCAGTATCAGTCATGCTGAACATCCTTTAGTATTTCAAAATCGATTAAGGCACCTAATCGTGCCCGACAAGACTCGTATTGACCTTTGGCGGAACCGATCCAGTCTGCGATGTCGGTATCGGTGGCAACGGCGGCATCTTCTGCAGCAGATGAGCCGGTGGTTTGGGGCACGGCGCTGCTATCATTGTCGGTGTTGTTGAGCAGGCGGACAGCAGCGCCATTAAGACAAGCGCGGCCAGTGGTAACTTTAGAAAGGGCATGGGAAAGCTCCTTGGTTTTTTGGGTTAAATGGGATTCGGTCTGCGCCAGTCGATCAGACAGCGTATCGCCAAGCGCCTGGGCAGCTATAAACCGTTCGCGGTACACTTTTTCAGCGACTGCCTTCTCGTTGGCATGAGCGGCCTCCATCTGTGCGATCTGCTTACCTAACACAGAATCGGTTACAAACCAGCCAGCGCCGGAACCGATAGAAAAAGCAATAAATGCAACTATCATTAATGGATTCATCAGCACTCCTGGTGAGCGTAGCGATTACCGGGAAGCTCGCGAGGCACAGTCGATGCAGGCAGCTCGCCTTTGTATAAAACCGGACTAGCTATCACATCGCCGACCTTGTAGCGCGGCATACTGATTGCTTTGGCTAGAGACAACTCTATTTGCGCGCCTTTGGAATCTTCCCAATAAGGCAAAAATGCCACGCAATCACAGGTCAGCATCTGCGCGATAGACAGCCGCATATAGCCGCCCCAGCTACCACATGGCGGTGCCGCATTCTCAGCCGGGTTTTCAACATCAAACCCTAGCGCCCGCAGACTTGCCGCGGCCTCATTAAATGCCGGGTAGTTATAATCCGTCAGGCCTGACATAGGCCCGGCCAAATAAATGCGAGTCATGGCGACACCCCCAAACCCCAACCAAGATAAAGAGGTTGTAAATGCTCAAGAATCCGCTGCGGATAACCTAAATTTTCCGGGCAGAATTTCAGACTGCGCCGGGCCGTACCGCAAGCGAGGTCCACCGCCTCGCGCTGTACCGACCCGGCCACCTTGGCCTCCTGTTGCCAATGCCCCAACCCGCCGTTATAGCCACGTAAAGCCGCCCACAGCCGGTCATAATCAGAACTACCCGCCACACGCTCGAACAGCCAGCGGTCATAACCTACTAACGCGCGCATTGCCCAGACCGGGTTACTGGGCTGGCAATCGATGCTCTTCGTACCGGTCTTGGCACACCACCACTTTGCCGTGTCCGGCATAAATTGCGTCATACCCAGCGCACCCACCCGAGACACCGCTTGCGGGTTCCAGCCGCTTTCCTGATGGATCTGTGCGGCAAAAACGGCAACCGGCGCATCCAACCCCCACGCAGCATGGGCTGTACGCGTTAAACCGGCCCGATATTGGAGCGCGGCACGCGGCATTGCCTGAGCAGCTGCCGGAGTTGTAATACAGGCCGCCACAATGAGCACCCCTATTAAGAACCAACAGAAACACCCCAGCCGCCCTTTCAGCGTTCGTACTCGACGCCCTTGCATTTAAGCCCCCAACCCAATCGCCAGCATCGCCGCAGCCACAATAAGCGCCCGCCTCAGCATCGCGGCAGCAAACACGACATGGTAGCCAGCATTAACCCGGTAATCAGCGTCTTCTGGGTCGTCCAGATGCAGGTTATACCGATGCACTTGGGTGTGCGCCAAATAGCCATCAGGCCGCGCGTACGGAAACAACGCCCGATCCAACCAGTAGCCGATCACACCGGCCATAGACACCAGCGACAGCTTGTAAAGACTAACGCCCAGTTGCTGCGGATACAGCACGGCGACCACAATCAACAGCAACACACTGATGACCAACCAAAGGGACAGGCGCGGTAATTTCATAGTAAGCTCCAAACAGTTAAGTAAAACGCGAAGTTAGAGCTTACGCGTGCGCGCGAGGTTTAATTAGGCTGGAAACATTTCCAGAGAGGAGAAGAACAGATTGACAGAGTAGAGTGCGCAACAAATCAACCCTCCGGTGCCGCCATGACCAACGAAGAACTTAAAAAAATCGCTATCAAAATTGCCAAATGTCTTGCGTTAGCCTCATCAGACAACCCAGGGGAAGCCGAGGCAGCCAAGCGCCAAGCCGACGCACTGATGAAGAAATATAACGTAACTGCGGGTGACGTGGACGCTGCCCAAGTGCATGAGCAGCATTGCAAGGCGGGTAGCAAGCACCGTCCGCCGCGGCATCTCAGCCGCCTGGCTAATATTATCGCTACTGCATTTGGCTGTGACGCGGTAATGCAGTCAGGCGGCGGCTGGACAGATAGCAGTATGAAATTTTACGGGCTTGGCATTAAACCGGAGTTGGCGGCTTATACATTCGACGTGCTGCGTAGACAAATCACCAAAGATCGCGCAGCCTACAGCGCAACGCTCAGGCGTTATAAAAAACGAGAGAACAAAATCAGGATGTGCGACATCTTCTGCGACGCATGGAACTGGCGCATTAGTCAGCAAGTGCGGGAGTTTGCCGGTACCGAGCAAGATAAAGCCGCCATCGCTGCCTACAAAGAACAGCGCTGGGGCGATTCATTGAAGGAAGGCACCCGCAAAAGCCCGGAATTGAAAAAAGACAGCGACCATCAGGCGATTGTGGCTGGAACCTATGCAGCCAGGGATGTGTCGATTCATAAGCCGGTGCAAAGTAAGCGCGGTGCGCGACTGGGGCAGTCACAATGAATGTATTTTTCCTTATCCTTGGCCCCATCTTGGGCTACATCATTGGCTGGGGATGTGCCCATCATGTCATTGCCACAGAATGTAAAAAACTTGGAAAGTTTTATGTTGGCGAAGAGGTTTTCGAGTGCCGAAAGATTGAGGATAAGGGGCAATGAACCCATCATGACCGAGCTACTATGCATTGGTGTCGCCCTGGCATTTATAGAGAGGATAGCTATATTCATCTACATTGCATATTTATCCGATCTGCCCAGACCGAAAATCGGGATTTTATTCCGCTGGGGTAGTTTTTGGATTGGCGGCCATTGGTCATCGTACAACCGGCGGTTATGCGTCAATCTTATCCCTTGTGTCACGGTGTGGATCGCCCTGCCGGGCGGCAACGTGCCAAATAACGCACATGAAATTAGATGACAAAACAGATTTTAGAGCTCCATTGAGCGTCCCTCTAGAGGGACGCTGAGCAAAAATGTCGGGTTACGCTATCGCTAACCCGACCTACCGGCTTATGGCTCTGACACGGGGACAACTGCTGAGACCTTACCTTCCCGAATTTCAACTTTTGTAAATGGGCAATAGGGTACCGTGGCTTCGTTGCACGAGAACACCATGTCCTTTCCGATCGGATTGTCATTTACGTCATTGTGGAAGTAGTACATTGCCACATTTAGCTGATATGCTGCCTTAACCCCGCACTCACTTAAACCAGGCTCGATCTTTCTTGCCTCAATCATTTGCCATTCACGTTCCGTGAACGTGTTCCGCCGAATTAACTCGGCTTTGGCCTCTTGTGAGCGAGGCCAGCGAAATCCATAAACACTACAAAGGTTGTCTTCTTCTGCGGTAGAGAAGTCGGCGGTGTTTGCATCGAATGTTGATGTTGATGTCGCACATGCAGTCAATAACAGCATCACGATTAATAACAGATGAAACTTGGTTGTATTCATTTGGATGTCTTATATCTATCTGCAAATCGATTCACACGGCACACCATCATGGTCTCGATCCAGACGGCTTAGGCCGCAGTCGTTCAAGTAGTGCTGGGCTTCGGCACAAGAGCTCATTTCTCCGCACTTGGTTTTACTACCGCACGAATCCCCGCTGCTGGCTGTTTTATCATGGCTTGTCGGCTTGGCCTTTGCCGCTTTACCGCCGTGCCTAAACTCCCAGGGCGGTACCGGGCTCTCATCCGCCCACAATCCTGTCCTTGCTGACTTTGCCGTCGCTTCCAGATCAGCAATAGACTGATCAGTCAAATACTGACGATATGCCCAAGCCATCCCGCGCCGCACTTGTTCGGCATTCGCATCAACGCCATCACAACGTAACCGCCCCAACGTTCGCTTGTATTTATCGGTGCCGTGATCGTCAACAACTACCGTTTTTTTGAAGCAGATATCCGATAGCGACTGCTTTGACTGCGTACCAAACGCTTGCTTGGACTCAGGCGCATCAATCTCGGCCAAACGGATTTTAACCTGCGTCTTTTGAGCGTTTAAAACCGTCAGCGTATCGCCGTCAGATATGCCGACAACGGTACCGCTCCATTCGGCGGAAAAGGCGGTTAATGGTAGTAGGAGAACTAAGTGGACAAACTTTTTCATTTATGAGATTTCCTTATAAATAAATTGGACGGCGAAAAGAAGTTGCTAAATCTATGGGCTATTTTGAAAATGGATTTTTATTGCCTCTTTGCATGGTGACGGTTTTTTGCGTCACAGCCGGGCGCGGGTGCAAAACTATATGGCCGTTCTCATAGACGCCAACCATGTAGCCGTTGGTATCTTCAATTCCGTACCATCTTTCGCCATTATTCGAGAACTTGTCGGTAATCACTTCGTATTTTTTTGTTTCGCCTTCGGGCCAATTAGCGTCGCTCGGGCTGGCATGCCAAGCGGTCATGGTGCCATCTTCGCGAATTTCCCACTTGACCCACTCATATGGGAATGGGTCATTATTGAAATCAAGCGGCTCCGCGTACGTCCAAGTGCCTATCATTTGGCTCTTTGCTGATTCAATGCTGGTCGGGGTTTTGTGTTGAGCAAGGTATTTCTTACCCGTGTCAACCAAGGCCATTCCTGAAAAAAATAAAATGAAAAATATCGTGTACTGTTGCCATTTTGGTAGCCTCCCAATGGAGTTGGTATTTTCTTCGGTCATTCCGTATCTCCTGTTTGCATGGATTGATACACCACCGGCATCTCCGACCACTCGATACCGTTTGATGTCCTCAAAAAATCCAGACCAGCAAGGCCTTGCTTAGCCAACTCCTTAGTCGCCAAAACACGGCATTGGCGCAGGTATCCCAGCTCCATTGCATTGTGCGCCACGTTTTCGGCACGGATGCCAGTGATCACATAGGCCACATCAACTCCATACGTCGCGACTTTCGCCAGATAATTGGCTTTAGGTGGCGTTCTATTTTTCTCATAATCAATTTGTGTTTTCTTTGTTGTTCCCGCCGTCTCTGCCATAGAGGTTTGACTTAAGTTTAGTCGCTCCCGCTCTTCGCGTAGCCTGTCGCCAATAGTCACAAAATAATCTCCAAATATGTTGACAAGGTAACTATTTTGTTACCATAATGAACCACACTGAATCACACGAAAGGAGAATAGCACATGACAGCAGCAGTTGATAGAAACGCAGCGCTACACGCACTGCACCAACGTGGCACCAATTTGACAAAGTGGGCTAAGTCCGAAGGCTATGGTTACAGGAATGCATCCAATGTATTGCGCGGCACTAGCCGGGCGCACTTTGGTCAAGGTAAGGAGATAGCCGATAAGCTCAACAAAATCATAAAGGAGGAAGGAGAATGATCGACAAACAAAACACAACTAATCAAGTCATCGATCTGGGCACTGGTATTGGCAATGCACTGATTACTGATCTTGGCTATGAGGGCATTCGCGAACGCATAGTTAAAGGCACGTCCTATATCTCACCCTACAAACCTCGCCTCAAGGGGCGAGAGGAGATCGCGGGTATGGAGGTTCGTCATGACTAAAAAAATCAAAGAAGAAATAGATCTAGGCATTGGCAGTGCGCCGATTGCGCCTGCAGATGAGGCTCCTGTTATAAAAATCAGAGCCCTACAACCGGTAGCCGACGGGCTGGCTGGCGAGGCACTGATGCTGGCAACTGATGATGCCGCTAACGCACAAATGGCGGTCTGTCTCTCCGAGCTTGGCATTCTCGGCATGACTGCCGATGAATTATTTCAGTCGGGCATTGATGAGCTGAACCGTAGCGTGCTACATAGCTGCAGGGCGGGCATGGCCTTTTGGGCAGCGCAGGAAGCGCTAAAAAATACGGGCTCCGTCGCGGTGGGGTCGAGGGAAATTGATGATGTGCGCCGCATCGCACATGTGGGTTTTGAGGATTGGATTGCCCAGTCTGGTCTGGCAAGAGAGCGCGTTTACGAGGCAATCAAGCTAGCCAGATTCTTCAGTCGCTTATCTCAATCACAGCGCGGTCAACTGCTCAAGCTAGGCAAAAAGCCCGCTTTACTGCTGGCTGGACTGCCGCAAGAGGTCTTTGATCGGGGCACCGAAAAAGACCAGGACATGCTAGGTGTCGCCGAAACGATGACCTACGGCCAACTCCGCGAGCACCTGCGTTCCACCGAGCAGCGCAACAAGAGACTGGAGGGGGAAATAGAGCACCGAGATGCAGTGATCGCCAAGATGAAGCAGCGCAACCCGGTGTATCAGTTCAGCCCGCAAACCCACTTTGTCCGCGAGGAATGCTTGGTGTTTCAAGCCGAGAGTGAACTGGCTTTAAATAGCCTTTGGGCCTTGTTTGAAGAGACCGCAAACGAAGACGCGTCAACACCGGAATGGCGGATGCGCCTGGAGCAAGTCTGGGTAACGGCCCATGTCGTTACTGCCCGTGCCATGGACACACTGAACAAGATCAAGGACTACGCGCCGGTGAGCGACTTGCCGGAATCGGTGCTTGCCGATCATCGCCTGACTGATGCCGAGGCATCCGACTGGCTGCTTGAATATCAGCTGCTTGAGCGCAAGCACTTTGCGGCCAAGGCCGAGCGCGAGAAGAAGCGCCAGGACAATCAGCCCAAAGGCCCAGGCCGCCCTAAAAAAGAGGGTTAAACCATGCGCAAACAGAATGCCTTTGTTCAGCGGGTTGATCAAGCGACGCCCGCCGTCAGAACTACGGGGCAGGTGATTGCGCTACGTCAGCGCGATCCGTGGAGAGAGGCCAGCGAAAGCCAGCGTGAGGTAGCGACAGCCAGGCTGGATATAGTTGAAGCGGTGCTTGAGCTGGAGAAAACCGGCCTAAGCGCCAGCAAGTCCATTGAGCTTTTATTGGCCAAAGCCGAAGTGAGTTCGCTTAACCCATACCTGCAAGCGGCCCTTAAACGCGCCGCTAAAGCGGATCGGCTTGCCCCGGCGCGTAATGCCATTTTCGAGTGGCGCAAGATCAAAACGGTCGGCGGCGGCAGGGTCGAGCTGCTGGAGAATCACAAAGGCCGAGTTCTGAGTGAAATCCCGATTTGGTGGGGCCCTGCTCTGGAGTATTACAACCAGCCGGGGCAGCCAGAAATGTCGGTGGTCTATAGGCGACTGGTGGAAGTGGATAAATTTGCCTGCACCTATGATCAGGTTCGGGCGTATTTAACCAGCGTCCCCGCCATGCTCGGCCGTAATAGCCCGGCGCGAATCGGTAAGAACCTGTATCGGCTGACCAAGAAGCAATATATCCGCCGCTGCACCGATAACGCTTTGCCCGGCGATGTATACGTAGCCGATGGTTATCGGGCCGACGTGTATCTGGCTCACCCGGTGACCGGAAAAATATGGCGTCCCGAGCTGACTGTGGCTATCGATCTGAGATCTCGCGTGGTAGTGGGCTGGCGGGCCGATGAGCACGAAGGCACGGTGGCGGTGCAGAACATGTGGGCGGAATGCTTTGCCCGTTGGAACCACGTACCGCTGTTTATCTATGTCGATAACGGCTCGGGCTACAAGAACAAGCTGATGAGCGATGATCAGATCGGGTTCTACAAACGCGCCGGGGTGCAGGAGATCATCCATTCGTTACCCGGCAATCCGCACGGCAAGGGCTGGATCGAGCGCTTGTTTGTCGAGATAAAGCGGGATTTTTTAAAGCTGTGGCGGCCTCGGTTTTACTGCGGTCATGACATGGCGGCCGAGGTACTGCAGGAAACCGTGCGCGAAATTAAGGCTGGCAGACTGCAATTGCCGACTCAGGCCGAGTTTACCGAGGCGTTTAACGATTGGTTGCAGCGTTACGCCAGCCGTCCGCACCCTGAAAACAAAGGGGTTACCAAAGCCTCACTATGGGAGGGGCTGGTGCCGATACCGGCGAATATGGCAGAGATAGAACTCAAGCGCCAAGCGGTTGAATTGACGGTGAAGCGGGCAAGCATCGCCCACGGCAAGCGCAGTTACAAGAACGCCGATTTAGAAGCGTTTAATGGTGCCAGGGTGATCTTGGAGTATGACTTGATGGATGACAGTGTGGCCATCATTCGCACTCTGGATGGGCGCTGGATATGCGACGCTCATTTGATCAACGCGATTGACGCCATTGCACCCAACCGTATGGAAGAAAAGCGTCTCAACCGCGCCAGTGACGCCATTAAGCGCTTGGAACAGAAAATGATAGAGCAACAAGACCGCGCCGGTATGGTGATCGACGTCGATGCGATTGTTGTCGGCGCAGATGCGATGCTAAATACAGAGACCTCCAGCGTCTTGCCGGAACCTATTGAGATTGACCTTTTAACATTTAAGTAAGGATTAAACCATGTCTACAGAAACCTTGATTGCCCCAAGCCAACTATCAGTGCAACAACTGGAGGATTTATTACAAGCCAAACACAAAAAGACCGAGCAAGACCGTACTGCGTATAAAGACTTGGTCGGTACTACTGTGCCGCCTGCCGTGAAGCGATTGATGGATGTATCCGCAATGCTGGTTGAAGCCAAAAAGCAAACATTTGAATATTTTAAAAACATATTGGAAATGAAAGAATCTGTGTATAGCGCAGATAAGAAAAAGAAGAAGAGCCCGCAGCAAAGCCATACTTTCTCAACAGATAAATACAGCATCACTATCGGCTATCGCGTCAATGATGGCTGGGACGATACGGTTTCTGAAGGCGTTTATAAGGTCAATGCGTTTATCGAGTCCCTGGCCAAGGATGAGGACTCGTCAAGACTCGTTCAAACCATCTTTAAGCTGCTTAAAAAAGATCAGAAAGGCAATCTCAGGGCTGGTCGGGTATTGGAGCTTCAGCAGTTAGCCGAAAAATTCCACAATGCCGAGTTTACTGACGGTGTTAAGACGATCTTGGATGCCTTCCGGCCGGTAAGAACCTGCTGGTTTATCGAAGCATTTTTCATCAACGACAATCAAGAGAAAGTCGCTATTCCGCTGTCTATCTCATCGGTAGATTTTCCGGCTGGGTTTGAATTTGATTTTTTATCGGCTGAGGAGGAAGCATGAGACAACTAAAAAATGTCGTGTCGTACCCCGAGCATTATACGGCCAAAGATAGTCAGCTGATCGACGAGGTTAATGCGTGGCTGGGAGCTGACAAAAAACATACCCAAGCTGCCCTGGCGAGATTGGCGCGCGTATCGCCGAGCAGCTTAAACCAGATCATCAAAGGCACCTATGCAACCTCGCCCAGTCCGCTGTTGGTCAGCATCAGCAACGCCATGCGCCACGCAGAAGAATCGGAGTCGGATGTGCTGGCCCCGGTAGAAACCAGCGTGTTCAGGCTGGCAATGACCTGTTTCCAGATGGCTAGGCGCTACCGTAATTTTGCAGTGTTGTCGGCTTATGTCGGTACCGGTAAAACCTTTGCCGCCAAGCATTATCAGCGCACCACGCCTAACACCTATCTGATTGAGGCGACGCCGTTCATGACCACGCAAAGCTTGGTAAAGTTACTGGCACGGCTGGTCACGGGTGTAGATAGTAAGGGCAGCATAGACGACAAGTTCCGCGCCGTGATTGATGTGCTGGCTAATACTGACAGTTTGCTGATTGTCGATGAGGCGGAGACGCTAACCCCGCATGTACTGCACACGCTGCGCCGATTGCGCGACATGACCAATGTCGGCATCTGCTTGTGCGGCACCGAGTATTTGACGACTCTGATCAAGCCTGAGCACGGCCAGTTTGACCAGATCAGGAGCCGGGCCGGATTCTGGCCGGAAACGGTGCGAAAAATCAGCGCCGATGATGCTGCCGCATTGGTGCAGACAGCGTTCGGTGACGAAGAGGTGGCTGATGAGGTGGTAGCCCGCCTGTACGCTTATTGCCGAGGCAGCGCACGCATGCTGGTAGAGGGCTTGATTGCCTCTGTACAGCAATTCCGCAATGACCGCGAACTGAACGTGACGCTGGTTGATGCCGTCGCCAAACAGGCGCTGTGCCTGAAATCCATAGCGTGAGGCTACTATGAGTAAATTTATTATCGAACTGGAAGACAACGGCGAAGGGGTGAAGATTAATGCCCACGCCATACATACCACAGAGCAAATAAAGAACGGCCAAACCGTTACGCTCGCCACACAGCTGGGTGATTGTTTGGTAACGCACCTTGCGCAACGCATGACAGCAGTGGGCTTGGGTGCAATCGCTCAATCCCAGACACAGCACTAGGGGGATAAAATGTTAACAGCAAAACAACAATTGAAGATGGTCGACTTAGGCGAGCGGCTATTGATACATGGCAGGCTGATCGAACAGCAGGTGCGCGAGCTGGACGAAAAAGGCCGGGCGCTTCTGGTTACCCGCGTTATTGCCGCCGTCGCCGTAGCAGCCCAGCTCATCACGCTATACCAGTGGCTGGTTGCCCCGGCGTTAGAGTGCTACAGATGAAAACGCGCTGCCCTTGCTGCGGCACTACTGCATCGCTGGATGCGCTGGTCGCCCATGAAAGCGCCCGCGAGGCGCTACAAACCCTATTTAAATTGTCTATGCCGCTGGGCTCGGCGTTGGTGCGTTACCTGGCGCTGTTCCGACCCAAGGCGCAGGACTTGAGCATGAAGCGGGTCAGCACGCTGCTGGCTGAGATTGCGCCGGATATTCAGGCGAAGCGTATCAGTCGAGATGGACAAATGTTTGAAGCACCGTTGGAAGCATGGTTATGGGCTATCGACCAAGCCACAATCGCTCGTGATGAGGGGCGATTGAAAACGCCGCTGAAAGGGCATGGGTGGCTGTATAAGGTGATCAGCAATTGGCGGCCTACGCCCGGCCAGATCGTTACCGACCCGACGACGGCAATGGTTAATACAGGCAAGCAGTCAAAGACACTGGCCGGAATTGCTGCGCTGGAGGCGTTAAAAAATGGCGGCTGATTGGTTGAAGGTAGAAATTATCACCGGCTTGCAAAAGCTGCTGGCGCTACGCCTGCAAGGCACACCGCCGGAAGATGCCATCGTCGGTACGGCGGAAGTCTGGTTGGAGGGTATCAGCAGTAGTCGTATCCAATGGGATGAGCAGCTGGACCGTGCCAGAGTGCAACGGTCATTTACAACGTTGTTTCGCAGTTGCGAGTACTGGCCGTCGCCCAAGCTGTTTATAGATCATCTGGGCAGTCGCGCGCCGCCTAAGGCATTGCCTGGGCCTCCCTTAACGCCCGAAGAGCGCGAGCAATATAAGGCCAAATTGCGTGAAATCGTAGCGCGGCTGACTAAAAGCCAAGAAATGAGGGCAACAAAAGGCGAACGAGAACAAAGCCGGGCTGCACTGAAAGAAATCATAGAGCCGGAACCCGAAAATCAACAAATCAATACTGGGTAAAATAATGACTGATATTATCAAGCACTACAGACAACTCGTAGGCATCGCCAAAGGCTGGGCAGAGAAAAACCTGTCCGGCTGGAACGACGACATCCATCGCGCGCTGCTGGTACGGCATGGCGCTATCGCCATTGATAGCCGCATCTCGGCCAGCAGTCTTAATTTGGCTCAGCTGGGCGCAGTACTGGACGATTACGCGCAGCGCGGCTGGCCACGTCAGAAAGTCTTTCGCGGCAGCAAGCAGACGGCAGCTCCGAAAAGGGTGTCGGCTCAAATTGGGCTGATGGTCAAACTATGGGGGCGGCTAGGTGATGCGGGTAAGATAAACAATGCCACTCGCCCTGCATTATTGACCTTTTGCGCCCGCCAAGCCGCACATAACGTTACTGACTTGGACAGCCTGACAGACCAGGAGTGTCAGGCGATTATCGAAGCCCTTAAAGCTATGTTGAGCCGTTAAAATGGAATTCCCCGACGTCGATCCCGCCCTGTTAAAAACGTTGCCTCCGATAGCGCGGCTGGTAATCAAAGCTCTGGGCTTTACCAGAGCTCAGGAATGGTTGCGCGATTACGGCGGGGTCAACGTTCACATCCCGCTTAAAAAATCGAGAGCGCTGGGCCTGCAGGAGGATGAGCTGGAGCGCTTGCGCTATGTGCTGCAGCCGCATCTGTCCACCAATAAGAAGATTGCGTCCAGCAACAACCGGATCACGCTACCCAAGGTCGACAAAATGTTGATCATGCATCGCAATGCAGCAATTATCAGCAACGCCAGCAAGGAAAGTATTGCCCTCCAGGCGCGGATATACAATCTGTCCAGTCGCCAGATCACCAATATCCGAGGCAAGGATAACGGCGGGCAGTTGGATTTATTCGGTGAGTAGATACGCAATATTTTGCGTATCTACTCTCATTTTACAAAAACGCCTCATCCAAACCCCGCTAATGGCTCAGCATGCCATTTGAAAGGCCGCTGTCGCATTCAAAGATTTTTACTCATGCCATTTAACGACAGTCGTCGCTAAAGCAGCTCAAATCGCTTCTATTTCGCTCGCCCCTTCCTTCAGCAGGAAACATTTCCAGTGCTGCCAGTTTCCTTCGTTTCCCCGACAATGACCTCAACACGTTTTTAGAGGTCGATATGCCAAACAAACTCATCACTAAGCTTGCCGTGCTGTCCTTCGAGATTGCCGTCGGTGCCGATGGCGTTTCTACTGAAGCGCACTTATTGCCGCCCGGCCCGTTTCGGGCTACCGATGGTCGTCCGCACGAATGCGATGCCTGGATGTTGGATGCGACTATCGCCGTACAGGTAATTGCCAGGATGGCTGAACTCAAAAACGACACCCTGATTGATTACGAGCACCAAAGTCTGCGTTCCGAGTGGAATGGCCAGCCTGTGATTGCGGCGGGCTGGTTCCATGATATGGAGTGGCGCGAAAGCAAAGGCCTGTATGCGGTTGGTATTGA